TTCATCACCTGTGTTATGGAAACAGAACTTGTTCCCGGCTTGAAACCGCTCGTAGATACAACAGGGCCTGAAAAGTGTGTAGCGCTCATAAAATTCTCCTAATCGTTATAGTTTAGATGCCAATACCTACAAAGCTGTGTGATATTAGTCCCCTTATTATAACACACCACAAAAAGAAACCCCCGACTTTTAAGGGTCAGGGGGTGACTTATTTTAGTCTTTTAAAGGTTAACTTATACTCCGGTAGAGCCCCAGATGCCATAAGCGTGCATTACACCTAGTGCTTCTCGGTAACTAGACTTATAGTAGATGCTGTCATTAATAAACCCAACATCTTGACCAGAAGCTTTAGTAGCCAGAGGCTTGCGACTAGCAATGCGTAACCCTGTTTGTTCTGGTGAGGCCAAAAGGAACCATCCATCAGTGTCTGTCAAATGGGGGGAGCTTACTACGACCAGTCCATCAGACTTAAGTGAATTCAAGTTGTTATCGGCAGTGTCCGCTTTAAGGTCAGAGCCAATTAGTTCCATTGCATATCGCTTAGATGCCGAAGGGACAAGCAGTACTTTAGGCTTAACATTATAGATAATCCCAGAATCCCCAATCTGCTGTGTCTCAAAATCAATTAAGGCAGTTTCTAGAGTGGAGGCTGATAAGTCAGCGTCAGTAGAGGCCTTATTTCGGAAGGTTAGACCAGAAGGGGTCGTGTGGTCTGTGTCGAACACATATTGGCCGTCCGCAGTTGTCTCAGTTGTGAAACCGTTATTGAGGATGTTCATTCCGGCAATCTCTTGCGTCTCACGTGCAGAACGTGCCAGTTTCTTTACTGCGTCTGAAATGAAATCAAACTTGCCATCGTCTACGGCCTCTTCTGAAATGCTAAAACCAAGCCCCTGTTTATTTATAGTGAGGGTCTTGTTAGCTCCTGCTAGAGGTCTACGAAACGTGTAGTCTTGAGTTTCGTTTACAGTCTGAAACAAGGGCATATCGTGCATTTCTGAATACTGCCAAATATCTCTGTCTGTGCTCACTGTTTTAAAGATTCTATCACGCACGCCTGGGTGCATATCAATCTCACTCCAAAACATCTCCTCCAATACGGGGAGCATTCCTGAGCCGAATAAATCGCTATAATTACTGCGTAAAAACATATTTTATGCTCCTATCCTATTAAATACCAAGTACACCTAAGGTGCCCAATTGGTGAGTGTTAATGCGTACAATTACGTTGTTGTTGGCAGCGTTTGCTGTGTTGTTGGCCTCTGTGCTAAATCCTAGAATCTGGACGGCTAGGGTGGCAGTTGCGGCTGCCGTAGATGAGTCTAGCTCCATACCAGACCTATTATAGGTCGTGTTGGGTGACCCGTGCCCTTGCAAGGCAGCGTTAAGACCTACGTCGGTAACTGCTAGAGCATCGTCAGCTTGAACTTCAAAAAGTTGATTTGGGTCATCTGCAATTACGACATTCTGTCCCGAGGTCGCCTTATGCATAGCAACACCTATAAGAATGCCTGTTGAAGCGGCGTCTACTTGCCCGTCGGTCGCCAGTGTAACTGCATCGCCTGGGTATACTGTAGACCCTGCTACATAAATTCTGGAGCGTAGTAAACGCCCGTGGGGGGTTAGTCCCGCCGGTTTGTCTTGGTTGGCCATTAAAAGTCCTCCAAATATGGAAATAATTTAGGCATAAGCAAGTAAAATGCTTATAAAATGTATTTTACCACACAAGGAGGATAATCTGTCAAAATATTTAACTAATCTTCATTTTCGTCTGTATCTTCTATAACTTTTGCCCCTTTTAAGGCTTTTACTGAAGATTTAAACTCATTTACCGACGCAGCACCTGACTGCGCCCGGGTCCTCATCTCGATACGGCTGCGCTGAACCGCCCCTTCTTCTGCAGTCTTTACAGCCAGTACTGAGCCGTTTCTAACTAAAAACCCATCCATACTCGCATCTGCAAACGGATTCTTATTCTTGCCCATTAGGCACTTGAACTGCCGTGGGGTCCAGCCATTTTTGTGATACCCGCCCTTAGTCTTCAACTGTCCAATATCAATCCACCTGCCGATAGCCCCAATCTCTTTAAGTTCGGCAGCTACGTCTTTGGGTATTTCGAAGGCCGATGCTTCTACTCGGGCCATCTCGTTAACAGAGTGCCCCTTATGATTTAGTGGGGTTTTACCACCCTTACTTACTGGAGTCATTGTTTGTTTATTTGTTTCGTTAGCCATAGTTTATATCTCCATTTCCTACTAATACTCGGAACGGTTAGTTGCTTTACCCCAGGATTTACGTCCTGCGGCTTTGGTGAGGCGCTCGATATACTTAGGGTCGCTAGTATCCTTACCAAGCAGTTTAGCAAAAGCCAGAGTATTTGCATCCAACTTGACCTTACCTTTTGGCGCTGCCTGCCTATTATCAGCGTTGCCTCTTGCTCCGATGTCATCACTCTCGTCTCCTACTGGTTTGGCCGCTTGCCTCTTATTCTTGGGCACAATGCCTAAATCAAGCGCAGCGGATTGAACCGCAAGTTTATACGCTCCAGGGGCACTCTTCTCTAGTGCGCTCATATTATTATAGTTAGCTATGGCCACTTGTGTCAATTCAGAAGCGGAGTCGCCTAACTCCGGGAACATGTTTACTAGCCCGGCTACCTCTGTCTGTTGCTTCTGCTGCGACTCAAGCATGCCTCTAGTTTCTCTTACGGCCTCGTCCTTTATATACTTAGCGTAGGCTCTAGGGTCTAGCATAGCATCGGGAATCTCCTCTTGTACGGGAGCCTGTTGTTGCCTAACCTGATTTCCTAAAAGGGACAGTTGCTGGAGTTGGGCGTTAATATCCGCCAGCTTCGCATCTAGATTCTGTGTCTTTCGGTTCATTTCGGATTGTAGATTTTTTATCCTAGTATCATCTGCAGGTGTCTCTACAGACGCGGTAGTGCCTGCCGTTTCATCTGGTGTGCTCATCTTATCTCCGCCATAACGTGGCTAATCGGTCACATCATTATTTTTTACTGCTTCTCTGAGCGATGCGAATCTCCGAGTCAGTTTGTGCATGCCCTGCACTTCGGCCTTCAGTAAGGCTAGTTCCCCTAGACTCTTTTCCGACAGGTCATTTAAGTTATATGATAACACACTTTTTGAGAGGTCTGTAGTTAAATCATTAAATAATTTATAGTATATGCTGAATAATCCACCATTTATACTGTCTATAAATAAGTCAAATTCATCTTCGGTTAGACATTTTGGGCGTTTAATCTTAGTATTTCTCATCAATCTAATGTAACACATTTCGGTGCATATTGCAAATGGAAAAGGGTGGGCAGTTTATCCAGTCGTGCCCAGGACTGTCGGCCTATATCGGGCCTATCATTGTGGTTGTTCCGGTGCCTGCATCGCCTGACCCTGCCCCATGGGGACCTGATTCATACTCTGCCTGCTATTATTCTGCATCTGGGTTGCGACTGCCTGCTGGCTTTGCATTTGCTCCAGCGCCTGCTGCATCTGTTGAGCTTCTTGCACCTTACTAGCTAGCATTATGGCCTGTTCCTGACTGAATTGGCCTAAAAGTTCGTCTGTATCGATTATATATGTGCCATACTGGATGAACCCGGTCAGGTCATCCATAGGGTTTAACTGTAATGGATACCCAGCCAGTATCTTATTTGCCATCTCCTCCGGGCTATAATTGCGCTGCTGCTGTTGAGGTTTCTGTAAGAAACGCCCGTAATCTCTTATATTTAACGCGGATAGATAGTTCTTAAGCGCTTCATACCGTTGTAATGGCGTGATAATGCCCAGTTGTATATCAATCATGTTAGAGGTTAACTGCAGGATTGTATTGGCGTTTTCAATTCTAACCGCTGGATTAGACGCCTGCGAATTAGGCTCCAGCGCAAAATCAAACGACCCTGCTATTTCATCCCTGGTTTTTATCGTTCTAAAATAGGCTGCCCCATCGTCCCCTGTAATTCTAAACTCTAATCCTGCAGGCATCTTGGACTGGATATCCGCAAACATCTGCTTATAAATCTTTTTTAGCCCTTTATTTAGTCTTCGCAAGTATATATCGAGGATGTTATTAGACTCATTCATTAATGCGCGTACCCCACTTGCGGTACGGGCTGCCCCCTGGCTTCCTGTAGAACCGAATGAGATATCGCTCAGCCCCGTCATCCGCTCAATCATGGAGTAAAGGAACTGGATTTGTGCCGAGGCCCATCCTCCTCTGTTTCCTATATTAGGAAAGAACAC